ACCTCAAAACAGACGATCGTATTTGGTTGCTCCTGAAGTTCTTCAACTTTAAGAATTGCAGCATCACATTCAGATAACAATTGACTAGGTTTCCATGTGCTCTTTGCAAACTGGGCTGGCATCTCTAACTTAGAGATATCAGCTGCAGCATAGAAAGCAGGTCCTAACCTAGATGAATGCATCAACTTAGCCAACGGCATTTCCTTACCGCAGCCAACGTCTAGAATCCTAGCAGTCTTGTAACGACCACCTTGGTGTAACCACTTGACGACGTGCGTCCATCTGAGACAATGGGCAATGTAATCGCGGTGTAAAAACCCACGATCCTCAGCATTGTCAATGCTTAAAAAGGTCTTATCGACCGCCTTACCTCGTTCATTTGCCATACAATTTCCTTTCTAGGTTGGTCGGGTTCTTTATAGTCGACCCCGTAACGACCCGGTAGAGATTACCTAAGCATCGATTTTATAGCCTCGATGCCACTACTTTTAATTAAACTGCCCTGATAATAGCTCAACAAGCGTTGTGGCTTCTGACGACTCTTGAGGCGAGCTCCAATCAGCGTCAGCAGTTCTGTCTTGCTAATCTCGCCAGCTTCCTCAATGATCGCCAGAATAGCCCTTGCTTGCTTTGCCAGTTGTACATCAGGTGTCTGAATAAAGCGGTAAGTAACCATTCTGGTGCTCCTTTAGTTAAGCTGCCTGCGCGTATTCGACAGCAAGATCTAAGGCCTTCCGCTTGAGAGCGGCACGCGGGCCAAACCACGCGGACTGCAAGGAAGCATCGCGGTCACGACCTGCCTTGTGGTCTACGTAATACGTTACAGCATTTAATGCGGACCACCAAGTACCTTCACTCATCTTAGCACCTGGTTGGGTATGAATGCAATTATACACTTCATCCGCAGTCTTTGCCCACAAGCTCCGATCTTCGTGCTCGGCAATTAATGCAGGCTGGAAGAGTTGAGTAATGTACTTAGAGACTTGCTTCTCGTCATACGCTACGCGTGCCAGAAGCTCGCTAGTGACCTTAAAAGCGTCGAGTTGACCAGATGCCAAGCCAAGTGCTTGCGATGCCCTCTGGGCCACATCCTGATCAAAGATCCGAACGTGAGGCATGGTAAAGCGGTTTGACCGTTGGCCAAGTGCCATGGTGAGCGTATTGTTGCAAACCACACGGATGGGTGTGAACATGATGGTCATGCTCTTGCCCCAGATGTGAGGTTGGCTAAACAGTAAATAACCGTTGACTTCGTCACCATCAGGCAAACAGAAACCCTTATTAATCGCAGCGAGGCCCCATACCTGACGACCATCGTCTAACGAACCGGCAGTCTCCATCTTCATCGCGCCGGCCTTGACGAACTTATCAAAGAACGAGAAAACCTCGGCGTTCTGAATGGGAACGTAGTTTTTGCCACAAGGACCTAGGATCTTGTTATCAGAATCACGGACAAGCAAGGCCCAATCGTTAGTCTTGAGACCACACTCGGTCACGATCTTACGACGACTGACCGTCCAATCAAGGTCGGCTGCAATCATCATCTGCTCAGGTGTTAATGAATCACTGACCTTGGTGCCTAGACCATGCCAGGGTACTTCGTTGGCGTATGCCATTGTTTCAACCATATGTGCCATATTTATTCTCCTTTATGAATGTGCCACAGTTAGATTATACACGGAATAACATCGATCTTACGACAAAAACAACTAACATTAATACTAGTACAACGATGGGGATGAGGATCATCAACCCCAATGCTTCGTAATCTTTAAGGTCGCGCATACTTTGGATCCTTTGCTGAATAACCGGTATGCATCTCAAAACACTCGTCGTCTAACGCACATCCGATCCACATACCAAGGTAGATGGTGATTAAGACGAGGACGGTGGCTAGAAAGCCAAGAATAAATTTGATCATTTGTTCTCCACCTTCAAAGCACCACCGTGAATGAGACGAGACCGGTAATAACAGAAGACGCGCCACGGATCTTGGGTCGTGTACAAAACATCGTCTGGTGCTTGATAAAATAAGTTCATCAATTGTTCTTCCGTGTACCGTTGTCCGTTTGTAACTAGGGAAAGCAATTGCCTCGCCTGTGGTGGGAACTTGCACATGGACGCTTGGAAGGTATACTTCCGATTCTTGTATTGGCCAGCAGGTCTACTCATCTAATAATCCCCAAAAGTTGATTTGCGATGGTTGTGCGTTGTAATCCTCAACGAGGAAAACGGCACTATTTAACGACGGGTGGACAACACCACGAATATGCGAGACGAACGGTCTGGCAGGATTCATGGCGATCTTCACCTCGGACTGAGGATCGTGGTCCTCTAATATTTCAATTAATTCTTCGATTTTCATACTTTCTCCTTTATACAATCATTACAACTACAAGCAATCACGTCTCGCTTCGCAGCGAGTCGAACTTCTGCCATCGTATCATATCCACGGACGTGGACTAAATCGTCGGCAAATCTAAATCCATATGGGAGGTTGAGGATGTATGATCCCATTCCCTCGCCATCTTCTGGATAACCGTCAACATCGACGTCCCGTTTAACGTTCAATTTGTATCCCATAATTCTCCTTTCTATCCGAGAAAAAGTTTATCCCGTACGGATATTATAACACGAATCTCGGACTTTGTACAATCGGCATATTGGCGTGATTGGCAAAGGGGACATAAAATGCATTGCAATTTTTATTTTTTCTCTATACTAATACGGTCAACACGTCTTGCAGATTCCATGGTTCGTTTGACTCGATTGACCGCCTTGATGTCGTATCCACCAATGTGCCAATGGTATCCACCGAACGGAGTCTCTCCCGTCTTCCAGTCGTAAATACTTGCCACCGTTCCATCGGCGAACTTTAATCTCCAACAACACGTGACTTTATCTCCCTGTAAATCGTTTGGTCCGTCATCGGGAGGTCCAAATACATCACATAATTCCTGGTAAGTTGACAGAACTTGACCTTTATACGACGTCATATTGATATCCGCATCCGAAGTAAACGGCATGGGATTCCGTAAAATAAACTCTTGACAACAATTTAGAAGGATCTCAATTGCCTGGTCTTCTGGCATTTTTCCTCCATCTAATTGTTCGTAAACATCATTGACAGATTGGTGTAAATCTTCTATTTGGTACATATTAATTCTCCTTTATGTTTAACGTTTTGATCCAATTCTGAAGTAACTTAGTGCGGAATTTCTCAACGAATTCCATAGAATCTTCATCGTCTAAATTGTTAAAAATATCCGTTACTCCTTGATTCCACTGTAAGAAGTCGTCAAGTTCAGAATCCATTGATTCATTGAATTCCTCTTGATTATCTTTTACTAATTTGTCGAACCATTCAAGGTTGACTTCATGCCACACTTTACTCATACAATTCTCCTTTATTAGTCCCGCAAATCCTATTCTACCACAAAAATCTAACTTTGTTCGATTAAATTTTTAAATTAAAAAAGGAAAGTCAATCAACTTTGTTGATCAACCTTCCTTCCTCTTAAATCACCCAATTGTACAATTCAATCAGTAAATCCGCAATTTCTGAATTCTTCATATTGTCGTATTCTGACAAGTCGATCCAAAGTGGATCGTTACTCATAACTTTTAATCCCTGATAAATTCGTTCATTTATCGGAATTCCCAACATTTCCAGTTGTTTTAATTCATTGAATACCTCTCTTCTTAAAATTTGATCTTTTAAATTCTCGGAAAAATCACTCATCGTAATCCTCCTCAAACGCGACAATTTCGCCAAAATTCTTCAGAAAAACTTTCTTCAGATTTTCGTAATCTCCACTTCTCATTTCTGTAATTATTGTCTCGATTCTGTCTTTCTCAAATCCTAAACCTTTACCTAACTTTGTTGCGGTTCCCATAAGTGCAAATGCGTTACCTTGTGGACCGTTTAGATCAATGTAATACATAAAATTCTCCTTTATTAATTAGTAAGTTTGTGTCAATAAACTTATCGACATTTGTCCTACATTTATAATATACGAATTATATCCGCAAATTTAAACTAGGACTTGTACCAGTTTGCGTGAATTCCTTTCTTCTTTCTCACTTGAATAAATATCACAATTATTCATTCCCATTCCCTCCCACTTCTATCCTCCGTCCCTCGACTTTCGGCCGTTTTCCTTGGCTCATTGTCCTCAGATTTAGTTCGATTGTTCATAAATAGTTTGTTTCTATTAGTGGTTCATGATTTTTACTGGCGTAGGTCCGAGCCAGGGTCAGGGGCCCGGGGCGGGCGGTTGTCGGCGCGCGCCCAAAACGCGCCAAGTCAGTGGTTCTGCGGGGGCATTTAAAGTTAAATCGGCAAAAGTCCGTGCATATCGTATTAGTATAGGGAATAAATTTGAATCAACTTGCAATTTTTACAGAGAATGCCAATCAATACAATAAGCCAATAACTTATGATCCTAAGAAATATTTACAAAGGGGCTATGTACCACGGTACAATCTTCATATATTATCTGCTAAGGAGGTAGGTTATGGCTACATTAGGCGGGAAGCGTGAAGGCGCAGGTCGTCCTGCAGGGGCTAAGAACAAGCGGTCTGCTGAGATTGAAGAAAAACTTGCAGCACTTAACTGCGATCCAATTGAAGGGATGGCAACGATTGCTGCTGACCCAACAGCTAGTCTTGAATTAAAGTTACAAGCGTTTAAGGAATTAGCCCAGTACGTGGCTCCTAAGCGCAAGGCTGTTGAGATGGAGATCGAGGGCAACGGTTCATTTAATATTAATGTCGTACGGTTTAGCGACGTAGCAAAGGACCTTGATGGCGGAGATAACGGTACCAGTTGATTGGGCTCCAAGGCCTTATCAGTTTCCATTATGGAAATTTTTAGAAGACGGCGGTAAGCGAGCTGTTGCTGTTTGGCATCGGCGCGCAGGTAAAGACTTGCTGTCAATTAATTGGTGTGCAGTGTCAGCCTTGACAAGGCCTGGGTTATACTGGCACTTGTTTCCAACTTATAACCAGGGGAGAAAGATCGCTTGGGACGGGATGACCCGTGACGGTAGGAAGTTCATTGACCACTTTCCAAAGGAAACTTGGGAGGCAGTCAACAATACCGAGATGCGATTAACATTAAAGAATGGCTCGATCTATCAGGTGGTGGGTACCGACAACGTTGACCGATTGGTTGGTGCAAATCCCGTCGGAGTCGTCTTCTCTGAATACTCCCTCCAAGATCCCCGAGCATGGGATTACATTCGTCCCATCTTGGCTGAAAATGGAGGATGGGCATTATTTATTTATACCGCTCGAGGTCGAAACCATGGATACGATTTACTCAACATGGCAAGACGAAACGAGAAGTGGTTTCAGCAAACACTGAGTGTTGATGATACCAGGGCCATTAGCCAAGAGGCGGTAGACGAGGAACGTGAGTCAGGCATGCCTGATGAGATGATCCAGCAAGAGTTTTATTGTAGCTTTGATGCCCCACTAGTAGGTTCTTACTATGGTAACGCGATGGCTAGGTTACTTGCTGATGGTAAGATTACCGGGGTTCCATATGAGTCACGCCTTGAGGTCCATACATCTTGGGACCTTGGCATGGGTGATTCAACCTCGATTATCTTCTTTCAGCGCCACGGTGGTGAGATCAGGATCATTGATTACTACGAGAGTAGTGGTGAAGGTTTAGCCCACTACGTTAAGATCTTAAAGGAAAAAGAATACATCTACGGCGAGCATATTGCACCGCATGACATTCAAGTCAGGGAGATGGGCACAGGTAAGAGTAGGTTAGAAGTTGCCCGTGAACTAGGGATTAGGTTTCGTGTTGCTGCTAACCTTCGGATTGATGATGGTATTGAAGCGGTTCGGACAACCTTGCCTAAGTGCTTCTTTGATGAGAAGAAGTGCAGCCACCTAATTGAAGCCTTGCGCCAGTACCGTAAGGACTTTGACGAGAAGAACAAAGTTTTCCGAGATCGTCCGTTGCACGATTGGACCAGTCACCCAGCTGATGCAATGCGTTACCTAGCTGTCGGACTACGCGACCAGTTAAATATGAACGCGAAGAAGTTACCTCGGATGGCTGACATGGAGTATCAGATCTTATGATCAGACCGTTTACCTTAGACGATCTGCCCACCATGGTTGAGCTAGGAAAGATCATGCATGAGGAATCGGTTTACCGTGATCTTGACTTTGATGCGCAAAAGTTAATTGACCTAGGCCATCACTATATTGCTAACCCCGAAACTTGCTGGTCAGCAGTTGCTGAAGTTGATGGTAAAATCATAGGTATGTACGCCGGATACATTACGGAGTACTATTTCGGTAAGGACCTAATTGCACAAGATTTGCTTCTCTTTGTTGATCCTACTAAACGCGGTGGCCTTGCTGCCGTGAAGTTGATTACAGCATTTGAGGACTGGGCTTTTGCAAAAGGTGTAAAGGAAGTATGTCCTGCGTCGTCGACGATGGTAGCTCCTGAAAGAACTGCCATGTTGTACAACTTGTTAGGATATACTAACGTCGGTAGTTTATTTAAAAAGAGGAGATGATTATGTGCGGTGGCGGCGGCGGTAGTCCCCCTCCTGTACCTCCAGCACCTCCGCCTCCAGCGGCGGATAATGCTATGGTCCAGGAAACTCAAGCAAAGCAACGTAAATTAGAGCGCAGTGCCGCAGGAAGGTCTAGCACTATCTTGACCGGACCTACTGGCATTAGCACCATGGATGAAACAACAAAGAAGAAAACATTAGGTTCTTCATCTTTACTAGGCGGTTAATGTGGATAATCCAAAGGATCTGGTATCAGTCATCACTGATCGGTTAGGTAAACTAACCACGATTAGGTCACCATGGGAAACCCTGTGGCAAGACTGTACTGATTATGTAAACCCAAGGCGCGGTGATTTTAATGCTGTACGCGCGCAAGGTGACCGTACTCGGTATGATCGCGTGTATGATTCAACCGCTCCTTTGGCTAATGAACAATTAGCTGCTGGTCTTCATGGTTATTTAACTGCACCTTCTGAACAATGGTTTGGATTGCAAGTTGAAAAACGCATTGACGATGTAGATGATCCTACAAATCTTTGGCTACAGAACGTAAGTGAACTTATGTTCCGTGAAGTGTTTCACTCACCAGCGTCTAACTTTGGTTCCATGGTGCATGAACTATACATTGACTTAGGTGCCTATGGTACTGCGGTGATGTATGTTGAAGATCGCCCTGGTAAACAAATTAACTTTAGAACGTATCACCTTGCTGAATGCTATATCTCTGAATCACCTGAGGGTGTCATTGATACCGTGTATCGCAAGTATAAACATACAGCAAGACAATTAGTTCAGTTGTATCGTGATAAGTTGCCTGAGAAGTTTATTGAGAATGCCTATAAAGATCCACACAAGGAATTTACTTGCATTCATGCAGTAGAACCACGCGATAGTTTTAATCCTGACTCTGCCCTTGCTAAGGACATGCCTTGGATGAGTGCCTATGTCTTAGAAGAAGAAAAGATTCTTCTTGATGTTGGTGGCTTTAAAGAGTTTCCATACATGGTACCACGCTGGACAAAGACCGCAGGTGAGGTATATGGTCGTTCACCATCCATGACTGCGTTGCCAGACATTAAGATGGTTAATGAGATGAGTAAGACCGTGATCAAGGCGGCGCAAAAAGCCACTGATCCACCACTCATGGTTCCTGATGATGGCTTCATGCTGCCATTGCGCACCATCCCAGGTGGTCTTAACTACTATCGTTCAGGTACAACTGACCAAGTAAGACCTCTTGTTGAGGGCCTACGCCCTGACATTGGTCTAGACTTTATTGAATCACGGCGTCAACATATCCTAAAGACATACCACGTAGACTGGATGCAGATGCGTGAAGGTCCTAGCATGACAGCCACCGAAGTATTGCAGCGGCAAGAAGAACGTATGCGGTTGATGGGACCAATGGTTGGTCGCTTACAAACCGAGTTCCTAGGACCCTTGATTGATCGCGTGTTTAATATTATGAATCGTCGTCGTATGTTACCACCTGCACCTCCCATGGCGCAAGGACGTAATCTACGTATTGACTACGTATCACCAGTTGCTCGCGCCCAAAAGACACAACAATTATTTAGCTTCACAAGGTTGTTAGAGACCTTAGTGCCACTAGCAAATGTTAAACCTGAGATCTTTGATAACCTCAATGCTGATGGTACGGTTCGCTGGGCACACCGATTGTTAGATGCCCCACAAGAAACCTTACTGTCTACTGAGGAAGTTACTAAGATTCGTGAGGGCCGCGCCCAACAGCAACAACAAATGCAAGATGTGGCAACAGGCCGTGAACTTGCAGCTACTGCTAAGGACGCAGCTAATGCAGCAGCCGTAGCCCCAGGTTTAGGTGAACAACCACCAAGCCAAGGAATTGATCAACAACAACCGATGGGACCAATGCAGTGAAATCACAAGACTTAATGAAACTGCACGATTCTTATAAGGCTATTTTTTCCACACCTGATGGCGAACGAGTATTAGACCATCTATGCAAGATTAGCTTTCTTGCTGATACAAGTTACGTAGCAGGTGATCCCTATGAGACAGCGCACCGTGAAGGTCAACGCCGTCTTGTACTTAGCATCTTGCGGTTTTTGGAAAGAGACCCAAGACAAATCATGAAACAAATGGAGGCAATGCAAAATGAGTGAAGTAGACACAGGGTCCGTAGTAAATGATGGTGGCGCATCCACTGCACCAACCGTCGCAGCGGGCAGCTCGAGTGGTTCTATCGATTGGCGTTCAGCTCTCGATGAGGGCTTAAGGTCTGATCCTACTCTAGCTGATATTAAAGACTTAAACGGTCTTGCAAAATCTTATGTCCATGCCCAACGCATGGTTGGTAAGGATAAACTAGTTATTCCAGGAGAAGGTGCAGATCCTACTGAATGGGATTCTTTTTACGAGAAGCTAGGTAGACCTCAAGATGGTAAGTACAATTTAGATCCTAAGGGTATCATCCCTGATGATATGCCGTTTCAACCCGAAGCCATTGATCACTTTAAAAAGGTGTTTCATGAGGCTGGGTTATCACAAAAGCAAGCTGAAACTGTATTTAAAAACTACATGCAGTTTGCCGGTGAGCAACACACTAACATGATGACGGCTGGTCAGCAGCAACGTGAACAATGGGTCACTGACGTTAAAAAAGAATTTGGCAAAGCCTATGACCAAAAGATCGACCTGGCTGTAAGAGCCGTTGATACCTTTGGTGGTGAAGATATGAAGAAGTGGCTAAATGAAACTGGACTTGGCGACAATCCAATGTTCATTAAAGTCTTTTCTAAGATTGGTGAGAAGATGCAAGAGTCACTAACTCAACCAGGACAGTCTGGTGGCTTTACATTAACACCTGATGCAGCAAGACAAGAGATTGCAAGGATGCAGCGTGATGATAAGTTTATGGCTGCTTACTTAAGTCCAGCAACAGAAGGACACGCTGAAGCCGTTAAGAAGATGCACGAACTTTACGGCTTTGCCTATCCGGAAGAAGTCGGATCTTAAAAAAAGTTTAACTAGTGTACAGTTTTACTGTATTATGCTAGTAACGGGTAACCCGAAAGGGTCCGGTGGCATCGCCTAGCCAGAAGGGTATGTGGGGGTCCGTTTGGGCAACCTCTGCGAGCATTGTATTTAACTTTAACTGATATAAGGAGGACATATGTCCATTCAAATCACTACAGCATTTGTACAACAGTACCGTGCGAACGTAGAACACCTTGTTCAGCAAAAAGGTTCACGCTTGCGCCCGCTGGTTCGAGCTGAATCTCAGAATGCTGAATTCGACTTCTATGACCGTATTGGTGCTACATTGGCCCAAGAAGTAACTGGCCGTCACCAAGATACTCCGTTGATCAACGTTCCGCACGATCGTCGTCGCGTTTCTTTGCGCGATTTCGACTGGGCAGATCTCATTGATCGTACAGATCGTATCCGCATGTTGATTGACCCAACCTCACCTTATAGCCAGAATGCTGCTTATGCATTAGGCCGTAA